CCTTCTAATCTTGTATTAAAAATAGCATAATCACCTGCTGCTGGACTTGCATCTGCGGTAGTACAATCTAATCTGTACGAATTTGTTAAACCAGTATTGTCAGGTGCAGAAGCAGTTTGAGCTATTGTCCATGTACCTAATGTACCTATACTAAGTGACATTCTATCAACTGTAGTGTAGCCACCAGTAGTACTACCTGTAACACTTGTAGCCCTTTGAGCAACTTGCATATCACCATTAATGATAAGTGGTTTAGCACTTCTTCTATCTAAGACTGCTGTGTTATCTGCTACTGTGCCATGTAATGTTAATGCCATTAGTCTGCCTCCGCTATAGTGTTACCGTCTATTGCCGCCCACTCTTGGATTGCTTGATAGTCTGTGTTGCCTTCTGCTATCGGAACAAAATACACATCATTATCATCATCAATAACTTTGTAAGTACTGATTTCTCCACATAAACTTACTTTTTTTACTGTACTTATTATTTCTTTAGTTAATTGTTTCATAAAATATCCTATAACTCTGATGTTGCTGAAAATTGAAATTGTAATTGAGCACCATCATTTCCCATAGCGGCTGAATTTTCAAAATGAGCAGAATCTGTTGAAGCAAGACCAGCAGACATAGCTATTAATCCGCCTGTGTCGCCATTTCGACCGCTACCTGTTGTGCCACCTGTTTGATTATGTATCACAATAGTTGGTGGTGCTCTAAAACTAACAGGGAATTGATGTCCTGTTGATGTTCTGCCTATTCCTGTACCTGTTGCACACGTTACAATTATCCCTACTGCTGTCGCAGAGCCAATAGCTGTGCCTTGTGAAAATGTACTTTGACAATAACGCTTACATCTTTGTAAGTTATCACTATACGATTCGTGTTGAAATGCTGGTATAGTGGTTGAATCATACTCGCCTACTTCCATTTGTAATCCTGTAAAATAAACATTGTTACTTGTACTACTTCCACTATTTACTTGCCCTACTGCTCTGTTTGCATTGGTTGAACTCGCCCAAGATGTATTTAATGTACCACCTGAAAAATCACTACCAGCACCTAACCATAAATTTATAGCAAAACTACTAGCATTATCATTATTTAAAGTACCTGATGTATCTCCAGCAAAACTTAATACTTTCTTTTCCCAAGTGTTAGAGCTACTGACTGTATAAGATTGTGATATTTGCCTTGAGTTATCAGTATCAAATAATTCAGCAATATATGTTCCTGTTACTGTTGCTTTTATCCAAAAAGATATGGTTACTTTTTCAGCATTAGATGTTCCTTTTTTAAGCAACTGTAAATCTTGTCCTTCAAAAAGATATCTTGCTAAATGAAAAGTTCCTGACGCAACAGAAGTATCTGCTGTTGTGCAATCTAATTTCCAAGAATTGGCAAAGCCTTGACCTGTTGGAACATCTGTATCTTGTGTGTGTGTCCAAGTACCATTATCACTTAAATCAACTTTCATTCTATCAATAGTATGATATCCACCACCTGTGATTCCTGTTGTGCTTGTACCTCTTTGAGCTACTGCCATATCACCATTAATAATAAGTGGTTTTACATTTGGTCTAGTAACTATTGTGCCATTGTCTGTTGTAGAAACTTGTCCTACAGTATTAATATTTCCATTAGCATCTATAGTTACTTTAGTTGTACCATTAGATTGTATATCTACCGCACCACTTGTATCTGATATTAACTTTAAACCATCAGTTGTATCTGCATTAATTTTACATGTCATAAGATTACCCATCTTTGTCCACTAGGGACGGTTACTGTTATTCCACTTGCTATGGTTATTGGACCCACACTCATCCCATTGTATCCTGTAGGAAAAGTATAGTCAGCACTAACTGTTTCATTATTTGTAATTATACCATTAGACGATTCTAATTCTCTAGCCTCTAAAGTTCCAGAGAGTGTAACGTCTCCACTTGCGTCTAATATAGGTGTTTTACTAGCAGGTAAAGTACAAAAGACATCTTTAGTCCCAGCAGAAAAATTTACAACACTGTCAGAATTAGATGAAGAAATAATTGTAGTTCTAGCCATAGTAGAACTATCGGCCGATAGCGTGCCAAGTCCTACTTCAAATTCAGAACCACCTTGTAAAGCAATAGCATAATAAGTTGTATTACTATTACCGATACCTGATGCAAAAGTTTCAAATCCTGTTGCAGCACCTGCGAAAGTAATATCTCCTGTACCAGTTGTAGTAGTAGTCTCTTTGACCCTATCATTAACAACAAGTGCCATTTGAACCTCCTACTAAGCTATACGTATAATAGCGTTTGAAGCATCTGCTGTAGGGAACACTACTGTAAAATCACCTGCAGTAGAAGTTTTATCTCCACCAAAGTCCAATACTGCAACTGCTTTATTTGATTGAGTTGAATTATAAATCAACGCACCACGAGCTGTAATTGTTGCTGTAGTCCATGTTTCATCATCAAAATCTAAAAAAGCTGTTGTACCTGATGATGTAGGAGCCACTGTTGTAAGGGCTTGTCCACCAGCAGAATATCCTGTGCCTGAGACTTCGTTAGTTGCTGTATATGCTGTTGTTGTCGCATCTAAAGTTGCTGATGATGTATATAATGCTAAATAAAAAGTATCAGCAGTTGTAGCTCCACGAACTACTGTTGTACCAAAAGCATGAATACCGTTTAACAACTCAACTTTAAATGACGTACACATTGCTTGAGAAATTGCCATTTTATATCTCCAAAAGTTTAGTTAATTCAGAATGCCCTGCTTCATGCAGTTTATTCGCTATCGTTGTATGATTAGACTTTATAGCCTGCTTCATATAGTGCACTAGAACTTGTCTAATGTTATCCTTATAAGCCAATGCTTGTTCTTTTAATAAAGGGTTAGCATCTTGACCTACATAAATTATTTTAGCAAGTGCTAATTCAGCTACTTGCTCAGGTGTCATACCTCCGTATGAAGTAGTAATTACATCATAGTCAACACCTTGTTTTATCTCTGCTACGTTATCCATTTCTTACAGGTATCCTCTCTTGTCCGCTTCTATAAGCATCACGTCTATTTTTACCATCTCCTAAGTTTTTCAATAACTGCATAGATTCATTATACTTGGTTGTGTACTGAGTTACCACATCTACATCTTCTTTCATAAACGCAGCTGCTTCCAATAGTGCACCATAAAACAAAGCAGTATCGAAGTTATCCCCCAACCAAGTATTACTAGCAGTAACAATGCTTTCAGGATAATAGTAATAATGCAATTCAGCGGTGTAATTATCATCAGGAGTTGGTCCTAAAATCATTGTGTTATCATCAAATATACCATAATACTCTGGCTGTGCATAAAAACCTGGATCAGTATCAGGAAATGCTTCTCTAATAAAATTGACATCTTTATTTAAAAGATAAATATATTCATTGTCACTATTTATAACAGCAATACTAAAGGTAGATAACCAATCACTTGGTAATGAAAAGTATTTGTTACCTGAAGTCATTGTACCTGTAGCATTTTTACGTAAGTCAGGTATCTGTACCGTATTATAGATGCGTTGCTCTGCATTCTGAATAAAAGTATTAACATCAGTCGTACTATAATCATTCTCAGTGTACGATTTAATAGCTGCAACTAGCTCTGTATAATTCATTTAATATCCTTACGCCATTGGGCCTCTAGCTTTTGTACCTTTTGTAGCTGCTCCATTACCACGAGTAACTACACCTTCAGATTTTACATCCTTTTCAGGATAACCTGCAGTGTTAGGTACAGCAACTGTTTCTGGCTGTTTGTATGATTGTGGACAACCTTTTCTGTCTTTGTTCATATTTCACTCCTAAGTTGTTGTAACAGTGACTGAGCCTACTTGACCAGTCGATTCTAAATCATCTTCTAATCCTTCTAAAGCTAAAGGATTATTAAGTCCTACTGGGTCCCAACCATACTGATAATCCCTTTGTTCTGTCAAGTTCCTATCTGGTCTAGGGTCTCTAACAGCTTGTGGGTCATCTACAGGATACATTCCTTGCATATTCTGTGGATGGTCTGGTTCCCAACACTCTTTACAAACTTTTATGTTTGTCTCTGTGGTCTTAATAAATAAGTCTTTTAGCTCAGTTAACTTATATTGAAAACCACATCTATCACATTCTGCAATGGTATGTTTAGCTGATGCATATTTGCGTCCCATAACTTACCTCATATATGTTGTCTACGAGGGGCAAGTCTCAAGTCAGCTTTCTCTCTATCTTCAGTTGAAGCCAATAACCATTGTTCTTCATACTCTTGTTTTAAAAACTGAGTTCTATCACCTGCATTTGGTATCTTTAGACTTAGATAAAATGCTAGTCCTGCTACCAAACAAGGTAAAAATCTAAACGGTATATCTTGTGTATTCACACCATTACCTGCATCCTCAATTCGTTTTAGTGCCCAATAGACAAATGTATAGCTATCATCTTCTGGAGCTGGCCATACATTTATAATCGGTTGCGATACTTGTCTGTTTATCCACACCTGAATAGGTCTACCTGTTGCATTTTTATTAGGTATTACTCCATAGGTTGGTGCTGATATTCTAGTAATATTAATGTCTTGTTGGTTACTACCTGTCCCTGTTCT